TGCCGTTGACTTTCTGTGACCACGATGCTTCCCTTGAAGTCCTTCGTCGTTATCGTGTAGCGCCGTCTTTGCTTTGCCGGTCCCGCGTCCATCTCGGTTCGTACCACCGAGCTTTTCTTCTTGCCGTTGAGTCCGTCGAGCAGGAGAACCTGCGGGAGCGTTGACGGCCATGTTATGCTTGTCATTCCTAAACTCCTTGCGCCCTGATTCCATAGCGCGATTTCAATGCCTTGTCCGCCTTTCCGCTCGAAAGGTGGCTGTTAATCATCGAGCCGATTGTTATCTCAAGTTTCCGCTGACCCGTCTCGTCGGTGCTTTCCTCCGCTCTGACTTCCTCGTTACCGTAATTGTTGATGACTACCGTGAGCGAGTAATCGCCGCCGATTCCGCTTGCGCTGACTCCGAGAGAGCCGTCCGCGCCTCGTGTGAGCGGCATTATCGCCTCTGGTCCCGCCTCGCCCATAAGCCCCGTTCCGAAGCCGCTTCCCTTCGCAAAGCGGAAGAATGTGGGCGACTGCACGATTGCGTTTGTGAAAGTGCCGCCCTTCGCGAAAGCCTTGTAATCGTCCGCCCCGTAAACTCCGCCGAGCGCGTTCGCCTCGGTGCTTGAAGATGTCTTGCCGTCAACATATCCAGCGATGACCGCTGTACTTCCGGCCGCCGCAATCAATCCCAAGCCCAACGGCCACTGCCCCAGCGCGATGAGCTGTAAGCCCGCCTGAAGGAACATCATCGGAAGCTGGTTCAGGATTTGCTGAGCCATCGCCGCGAGAGCCGCGTGCATAGAGTCCGCCGCGTCCTTCCCCTCTCCGAGTGCGCGGCCGAACTCCTCGAAACCGGTCATGGTGGCATCAAGGGAGATGTTAGCGAAATTCGTCGCCATGTTAGCGAGAACCTTGCGGGATTTCGTATCCAGGACATCAAATTTTTCGAGCGCATCCTCAATGCTTAAAGAAAGTTTGTCAGTCCAGCTGTCCGCACGCTCAAGCTCAAGCGTGTCGTAAAGCTCTTTCAGCCTTGCGATTTCTTCTTCGCTGGCATTCGTAACATTATTGGCTTCAAGGTAAAGCTGGAATTCTGACTTGCCCAGGTCTTCAATTTCTTTCTGCAAGTCCTTCGCAAGGCTTCCGGCTTTTTTATTCTGTAGTTTCTGATAATCCCGATAAAGTGCGTTTAATGCCGTGCCTTCCTGCTCAAGCTCTTCTTTTGAGAAAACCTGGTCTATGAGCGGCGTCTGAATGTTCAGAAGCTCGTTTATCTTTCCTTCGATTTCGCTGAGCTGGCTGTCGATTATATCTGTCGCACTGAATTTCTTGCCAAGAATCTCGCTCACGCCCTCCGCATTGGAAAGAGTTTTCTCCAGTCCGTCGATGTAAAGGTTCGCCGCCTCTTCGCCGGTCTTGAAAAGAGACTCGTCAACTTTGAGGATTTTTGATAGCCATTCGTGCCAGGATTTTGCGATGGAGCTTTGGTTGCTTTCGAGTGAACCCGCGAAAGATTTTGGGTCGGCTTCAATCTCAACCGGAATGTTGATGATTTTGCCGTCGTAAGTGAGCATTTTTCCCAGATTCTTTAATCGCTCGTTTATTGAATTTCTTTGTTCCTCGGCTAATTTTTGTACGGCGGGAATATCCCTTGTCTCGATTTCTTTTGCACGGAGCGCATCCATCTCATTATTGTGAGATTTGTACTTTGAGACTTTCAGCTCAAGTTCCGCAACATTTTCAAGTTTCTTGATATATTGCTGAATACCGCTTGATTCCGCATCAAGCAGCTTCTGGTTTATAAGAGCCTCGACGGCTTGTTTAGCATCGTTTACGGATGTGCTGTATGCGTCAATTTTGCCCGAAAGTTCCGGGTAAAGTTTTATGAGCTTTTCGGTTGTCTCTTTGTCAAGTTTCTTGGCGTTGTTCCCGTCCGCATAGCTGTCAAGTAGGCTGTCTGAGCTTTTTTTCGTCTTGCTGATGTTATCTGCGAGTTTCTTGAAATCGTCTCCGTGACTGAATGCAGCTGTTGCCGCCGCAATCCCTGCAATCCCAAGACTTATCCCCAGAAGAACAGGGTTCGCCGCCGTCAATGCCATGAGTGCTTTCTTGACTCCGCCGATTGCCGTGACGACTGCGGGTGCGAGTGCGACAAGGCCTGTGGTGGTCACTATTACTCTTTGCGTTCCCTCGTCGAGCGAGTTGAATTTCTCCAGGAGCTCCACGGCGTTCTCGGCTATGTCTGCGAGAAGAGGCGTGAGAATGTTTCCGACGGACTCCTTAAGGTCGTCCATCGCATGTTCCATCTTTGCGAACGATGTCTGAGCTGCCTTTGCAGCCCCGCCGTATGTCGTCGACAGCTCGTCAAGAATCAGCTTCTGTGCGCCTGCCTGGTTTCCTGTCGCAACCATTGCCTTGAGCATTGATTTCTGCGAGTCGGTGAACGCGAAGCCCTGCCGTTTGAGCGAGTCGATTCCGTTGATCGGGTCGTCGAGGGCCTTTCCGACTGTCTGAACCGCGCTCTTAAGGTCCATGCCCATGACAGTCGCCATGTCCATGATTGCCCCGGAAGCCTCCTCGAAAGTATCGCCCGTTATGTTCTTGAAGCCGAGAAGCACAGTCTGCATCGACTGGATTTCAGAGACGCTGTAGTTCGTCGCGTCTGAAAGCTCCTTTGACATCTGCGTCATTGCGTCAATGCTGGTCCATGCGGCAGCCCCTGTCGTGTCGATTGTCGTTTTTAGAAGGCTGAATTTCTGCCTGGCATCCTCTGAGGCACGAACGCTCGCTTTCCCGAAGTCTATGATTTCCTTCGCGAGAAAAGCGGCGCCGATTGCCTTTCCGAGAGTCTCAAAGTCTGATGTTGTCTTCTGTGTTTTTTGGTCGAGCTGGTTGAGGTTCTTCACGGCCTTGTCAACCTCGGCCGTGACCAGAACCCTCAGCTCTTCTGTGATGTCAGCCATTTTTCTTCTCTTTCTCCCATTCGCTGTAGTTCGACTTCTCGGAGTCAAACAATTCTACGATGGAGAAGAGAGTTCTCGGCTCTGCCAGATAGCCCTTGCCCTGGGGCCATCCGTACTGCTTTACCCGTTTGTAGGCCTGGAATGCCTTTAAAAAATCATCGGTTATGTAGGATTCGATTTCCTTGCGCTTTATCCTGATGTAGCCGGTCTCGCTTTCAGGCCAGCAGACTTGCTCCGCCATGTCGCCATATCCGGGGTCGTACTCAATCGGGTACAGCCCCGAAATGACAAGTTGAAAAGCTATCCTAAAATTTTTTTTTGTGAGTCGGAAAGCTCGTCCTTCTGGACCTCAAGGCAGACGGCGGAGACTATGCCCTCGATGCCGAAAGCCCTGCACTCGGCAAGAGCCGTTCCGTCCGTAATCTCATGTGTGGTTTTCTTTCCGTCCTTGTCCGCCTGCTCGACGGTGAGGTTCCGGATTTTTCCCACGCAGTTTCGGAGAATGTAATCGGCGTTGAAGCGTGTCTGAGCCGTTGTGCGCTTGAGCTTCTTGACCTCACGGGCTTTTCCGTCCGCACTGACCGGCTGGTCGTCCGGGTAATATTCCCTTGTCACCTCGACCGAAGTGAACTCGCTGCGCTGGTAGCCTGTCGGGCGGATGATCTCGACCGAAAGCCGCTCGCTTTCCGGGAGCGAGAGGTTGTCGCCGATGTCGGGATAGAACTCATACCTTGGGATTTCTGTCAGAATCATTCTCCGTCACCTCCGTCGTTCGGCTCTGAGTTTCCGCCAGAAGTTTCTCCCGATGTTCCGGCCGTCAAATCCTTGACCTTGTAGTAGATTACGCCAGGATTGTTTCCGCCGTCGAGCGAGTAGTTGAAATTGAAGTTCTGCGCTCCGTCCAAAGGCTTGTCGAGAGTGATTGAGTCTACTGTTACTGGGAAATGCTCCCACATCGCAGTCTCACCGACAACCTCAGTTTCCCTTCGGCTCATCATGTAGTCCTGCTTGTGCTGTTTCGCAGGATAGATGGTGATGTGTTCTCCGTCATCGTCGGCGATGAGCGTGAACTGATTCAGAAGCTCTTTCTGAGCCTCGCTGTCAGTCTCGACCATGCCGTTGATTGTTCCGCTTCCCTCTGTGAACGGCGATACCGTGTACTCACGGACTCCGCTCTCAAGGTTCTCCTGAGTCGTGACATCGGTTTTGTTTCCGTTGCGTGAGTTCGACACATCGGATACGAAGCTGATGAGCGTGAGTTCAAGCGGGATTACCGCATCTCCGTCCGCAAGTGCCTGCCCAGGCCAAAGATGAACGACATCGCCCGCACGGATTCCGCGCGCACCGCTCTTTGAGCTGTCAGGTGTCGGGAGCGAGCTTCCGCTTGAGGCAACGCTCTTGATTTTGTAGAAGCCGAATTTGTGTCCTGCCTGGAGCTTTACGCCGCTTCCGCCCGTGATTGCCTCCAGTTCCTTGATTTTGTAAAGTCTTCCGTCTTTTCCACCCGGTTTCATTTTAATCCTCCGTTATAAGTCTTGTAGGGATGTCAATCTCGACTGTGTACGGAATCACATATTCCGCGCTCATCAAGCTTTCATCCTCATTAGGATACAACCAGCCGGGCTTTCCGCCCCTTTTCCAGTACGCCCTGAAACTCACGCCCTCGCACTCGAAAGGCATGTACGGAGTGTCGGATTCGTTCATCCGGCTGATTCTCCGTGACATCTTGATAGTCTCAGTGAGCCACTTCGCATGGGTACCGGCCGTGCGGTAGTCGGCTGAGAAGGTCAGCTTCTCGCATCCGTCACCGCTTCCTTCCATCGACTGGAAGAGCAGGTCGATGTGCGCCGTGTTGTTCACCGCCTTCTGCGGAAGCAGGAACGCATGGAATCCCAGCTGCCTCTTTATCCCGGATTTGAGCGCGTCCGTTAAGCTTTCAATTGTCATTTCTTTGTGTCTCCTTTCAGTATCTCGCGCACTGATTTACGTACCTCGTTCGTCACGAATTTCTCATCGGCCTCATCCAGGTACAAGAACGGACGTGCGGGAATCTTCACGCTCTTTTTCAGGATGAAGAGTGCGAACGGCTCGCCCCGTTTCTTCTTTGCCAGAAGAATGTTCGTGCTTCCGCCTCCTTCTTTTTTCAGCCGGAAGACATTGTAGCCATCAGCTTTCATCGCCTCGATAAGCTCCCGAGGTTTCTGGGCGTTGTACCTGCGCATCAGAAGCCGTGTCTGATAGCTTGCCGGGATTGCGAGGGATTTTCCCTTTGCCGTCACCGTTCCGCCTTCCTGCAAGATTTTCGCCTGCTTCTTGTTCGTCTGTGCAGCTGCCCAGTCCTTTCCGTTTTGCGGGGCAATGCTCGCCATGAGCTGTCCGTCGTCACGGAGCGTCTTGTTCCCCTGCTTTACTTCCTGCGTGATCGGCGCGTTCTCCGGCGGAATGTTCCCGTTGATTTTCCGAACCGCCGACGACACAAGGTATTTGCTCACCCGGCGCATGGTCGGCTCAAGGCTTCCGCTTTTGAGCCTTTTCGCAAGCTCTCCCACGCTCTTAGTCACCTGAACGCCCATCAGTGCCCCCGTCTTTCCATCGGGCTTTTCCGCCCGGTTTTCATCGCTCCGACCGCCGGGCCGTTCGTTGCCGTATCAGTTTTTTTTGCAATCGCCCCGAAAGCGCTCTCAATCAGAAGCATACAGTCGTCGTACTTTTCCCTCGCCCGGTTCTCCTGCCCGACGAACGAATAAAGCTCGTACAGTCCGTATTTCAGGACGCAAAGCCTCGTGACCTCGTTCGCCTCGTCGTACACATGCCCGGTCGAGAGAATCATAGCCTTGACTGCGACCTTCGCCTTTAGGAGAGCACGCAAGGTGATATTCTCATCGCCCAGTGTCAGTGTCTCCAAATCCTGCTCCGGGATTTCAGCTTTCAGGTCATCAACGGTAAGCTCCGTAGTTTCGTTTTCCTCCGCCATATTTTCCTCCGCATACAAAAAAGGCGGGATTTCTCCCGCCCGAATCATTCAGCTTCTAACTGCTAAGCCGAAGCCTTGAAGCTGACCGATACTTCGACCGCTCCGCCAACCTCGATAGAAACCTCATCGGTTCCTGTCTGAACGAGGCTGTCCTTAGACTTACCGTTCCAGTTGTTGACCTCGAACTTGTCAGATGGTGTGGCAGTGAATACTACTGTCTTTCCTTCCTCAACCTCGTCACCGCTGGTAATTGCCTCACCGTCAACGGTCGCCGCAATAGTTCCGTTTGTGCCGGCGGTGAATTTCACCTTGTAGCTTGCGGTCTCCTTGAACTTGCCCCATACGAGACCCTTTGTGTTGATGAGAGGGAACGGCTTTGACTTTGTGTAGAGCTTGGTTCCACGCTGGTCGTCGCCCTTGACTGTGAACGAGTAGACAGGAACTGCGCTTCTCTGAACAACATCGTCAAGCCGGAGGAAAACGAGCTTCTGGCCTGCGTTGAGCGCACGGTAAAGAATCTCGTAGTCACCGCAGAGCGATTTTGTGACCTTGCTTCCGTTCACGATGTCCGTGTACGAGTCGTTGTCTGCCACGACCTTGAACGAACCCATGTTCAGGTAGCCGTCATGCACCTGCGAGTCAAGCTCCTTCTGGGTGAGAAGGTCAATGAACCGCTCGTAGACTTTTGCGCCTGCGACGAACTCGCCAGGACCGCCGACCCCGTTCTTCTTTGCCTGTGTCGCCATCTTTGTGAGGAGGGCGATAGCCTGACCCCTTGTGAGGGTAGCGAGGTTCTCGGTGAAGTCAATCTCGCTGACATCGCCGTAATCGACCTTGTAGCGGATTGTCTCGCCACCGCTTTTCATCATGTAGTCGATTTTTCCCCGGTGAGCCTGACAGCAGAGTGCGTTTGTGGTCTCCCGAACCATGTCTGCGTGCTGGTCAAGGTATTCGTCAACAATCTGGTTGACTCCCATGTCCGTAGCTCTCTCAAGCTCGTCCATGTCAACGGCTGAGATTTTGTCGTCAATCTCAATCGGCATCGGCACGATGTCAGTTGCGTCAACGCCGTGCTTCGGCACGATACCGTTGTCTCCACGGACGATTACAGGCACATTGCCGTATTCCCGTTTAAGCTCTGACGCTGAGATGTGCGTAGAGTTCTTGAGCTTTGTCTGCTTGAAGTAGCTTCGAGCGTTCGATGTGTTCTCCGGCTTGGCGGCGATTACCCGCTCAATGTCCTCGCTTTTGATGGTGATTGTTCCGTTTTTGTACAATGCCATTTTCCATGTCTCCTATCTGAAATTTGATTCTGACCAGCCGCCCTGTGTCAGGTAGATTCCGGCTCCGGGGAGCTTCGCAGCGAGCGTGTCGCTTGCGACTGCCTCAGCTGATGAAGAGAAGTCCAAGAGTTGGCTTCTCACGACGATTCCGTGTCTTGCGACTGGAACTCCAGTAGTCGCCTCGCTTGCGTGTGCGCCCACATCGGCAAGAAGGACTGCCGAAGGTGTGTCGCTGTCACCGGCAGGCTCGAAGCCGTTGCTTCCGGCTTTCAGGATTGTTCCGGCCTTGAGGCTTTTGCTCGAAGCCGCAAGTGTCACGAAGTCCACGATTGGCGGGTGTCCCGGATGGAGCACGCCGCGGTCAAAGAATTCCTCAACCTTTTCCATGATTCTGTCTCCTTAAAGTTTTGCGGCAAGTTTGTTCCAGTCGGTTTCCTTGCCGTCATCTTTTTTATCGCTGAACTCACCGGCATTGAACACCTGGCGAGTCATATCGCCCTTTTTCGGGGCTGCACAAAGCCCTGAGAGAATGTCTCCGAACAAATCAAGGGCTGATTTCTCGCTCTTGTTTCCGTCCTTGTCCGCGAACTCAAATGACTCTGAGTTTGAGGCGAGCACCGAAGCGACCTTCTGAACGCTGTCCTTCAAGCCAACCGGGATGTCGGCGAACTTGTCGCACACGCCTTTGACGAGAGCTTCTCTCTTTGCAGCCTCAAGATCTGCGATTTTCTTCTGCATGTCGGCAAACTCAGGCGAATCAGAGAACTTCTTTTCCTTGTCCTCGTCTCCTTTTTTCTCCGACGCCTTTTTCTCGGCTTCCTCTTTCAGCTTTTTGTTCTCAGCTTCCAGAGCCTCCATCTTTTTCTTTTCCTCATCAGTCATGGGGATTTCCTCCTGGTAATTTATTGAGTCGCTGAAGTCGAACACCTCAACGCTGTCTCCGTCCGAATAGCAGCTTTTGACCATGAGCTGCTCAAGCCCCGGAATCTTCGGTGGTGTCGCGCCGCAGATTGCCAGCGAGTGAAGGTAACGCTTTCCGTCGCTCCCTCGCTTTGGGATTGTGACGCTCCAGCCCTTGTAGCATCCGTCGCCGTCATCCTTGTCGCTGAACTGTTTCTCCAGCTCCGGGTGAAGCACGACCTGCCCGACAAGAACCTTCTCGCCCTTGTGCCTTGCGTCGTCATAGATCCCGTCAATCACGAGCACGTCGCCGAATTTCGGGAAGTTGTCGCCGTGAGACGCATCGTGCCCGATAGTGATAGGCCGTGTCGGCGTGAACGTCTCCACGATTTCACGCAAATCTTTTTCTGTAATTCTTGCTCCGTCCTGCCCGAAAGTTCCGGTGCGGCAGAGCTGCCATGTACGAATCTTCTTCATGCCCTAATCCTACTCCCCGCCGCCGTTCTCAGGGCTTTCCTGGGCGACGGTCTCAAGCTCATTGATTTCCGTCCGTGCCGCCTTCCGCTTGGCAAGGACTTCCGCATACTCAGAAGCCTCAGCCTCGCCCTCGGCAATCTTTATCGCCACATAGTCAGTCTTCGAGAGATAAGACTTGAGCTCGCTGATTCTCCACCGTGCCTTCTCGGCCTCTGTCGGTGGCGGAGGATCCTCAAGCGTCGGCTTCTTGTCATCGTGAAATGTGATGACCTTGCCTGTGCTCTGGCCGTCCATGAGAGCCATGTGCTCTTCCCGTGTCAGCTCGAAATACTTCTTGAGCGAGTCCTTCTGGTCATCGAAATAGAATCCCCAGTTCTCGCCGTCCTTGGTTCCTGCAAGCATTTTTCAACCTCCGCAGATATGAGACCACGGGCCGCAGAAATCACGGCAATTCTGGGGAAGAGGAGATTTTAAAAAACGGGAAATTTAGGGGGGATTTTAAAGAAATTGACAAATTATCCGGCTTTTCAAATAAAATGCGGGATTCACCGATTTTCACCGATGTTTAGGCGGTTTTTTATGGCAAGCGTGGCGGGATTTTCGGACTTTTTGAGGAATAACTAAATTTATATATTTTTGTATGAGAAAAAACAGACAAATTTATTTCTTCATAAAAAAATTTGACGCTGGAAGGAAGTTGTCAGCGAGCTCGGCGAGGAGTAATCCCCGCTTTTTTTGTGCCCTTTATTCGCTACAGGGAAAGCCCTCGCTGAATCACGGGGAGACATAATGTCAGCATGGTATACGCATATCTTAGAGTAAGCACTGACAAGCAGGACGGCATAAACCAGAAGCGCGGAGTTGACGCGCTCGCTGTTGCGCGCGGGCTTACTATTGACGAATACATCGACGATGAAGGCAAGAGCGGCACGCTTGAACCCGAAAAGCGCGAACTTGGTAAACTTCTCAAAAAATTAAAAGCGGGTGATATTTTGATTGCTGGTGAGATTTCCCGCTTGGGGCGTTCGCTTTTTATGATTTTCAGAATCCTTGAATACTGCCTTAACAATGGAATCACGATAATGACCGCGAAAGACGGTTACACGCTCGGCAACGATATTCAGTCAAAAGTAATGGCTTTTGCGTTCGGTCTTTCAGCGGAGATTGAGCGCGATATGATTTCGCGCAGGACGAAAGAAGCCCTTGCAGTCAAAAAGGATAAAGGAATGATTCTAGGGCGGCATCGCGGGCAATTCACGAAAAAACACAAACTTGATGACAAAATAGACGAACTGAAATCAATGCTCGAAAAAGGAATTTCACAAAGACAGATTGCAAAGACTCTGAATGTTGACCGCAACACGCTTTACAGGTATATGATTCTGCACGGATTGAAAGAAGCCCCCGAATGTTTCAGCAAGATTGATAAAAACTTAGTGAAAAACTTAATACACGAGGGGAAAAATCTTTTAGAAATCGGCGAAACCGTAAATCTGAATACCGCAGATTTGGGCTTGTTCCTAAAAATCAATCCCGATTTGAAAACGGAATACGAAAGTTTTAACGAAAGCAAGGTATTGAAAGCAAACGGCGGCTTAAAAATCTGTAAGCTGAGGGCTGCATTATGATTTGCACTATTTCGCTGGAAGCACAATATAAATACTTTTTTGAAGTACTCCCAAAATTGGATAATGAACTCACAATTATGTTCGACCGCCCTATTCTTGATATGTATGAGTTTGAAAAAATGCTGCACATACGGCACGGAAGTTATGAAGAACGCGGCTTGTCAACAGCGGAATTAGTAGAAAAAGAATACGGCAAAGAAGCACTTTCTTTCTGCAAAGAGGCATTCGCATTATGAACGCACTTGAAACTTATCTTACAGCGATAGATTTCTCTCAAAATGCCTTAAAGTCTATTATTCATAGATACAAAATACAAACTTTTCTTGATATAGATTCTATTCCGATAACGGTTGCCGAAGATTTATTTTTCAAAATGCAGGAAGAAAATAAAGTTTTCAGTGTTCAAGAAATCGCTTGCTTCTGTAAGTATCATACGCTTCACCTTGCGACTTACGACAGAAAGCATAAATGCCAGTCGCTCAATCCGTATGCAGACATTCAAGAAAAACCGATTCTTTATAAAAAAACTGCTAAATCTGTTGCTTCTCTAAGAAAAATCGACTTGATAAAAGAATTTACTTTGCAGGGCAAAAAGAATGAAGAGATTATGCAAATCACAGGCTTTGCACGCTCAACTGTTTCTTATCTGCAAAAACAAGCAGGCGTAAAATGCGTCAATTCAAGAATCCAATACACAAAAGAACAAGTTGAATACATTAAAAAGCTCTCTGTTGATTTTACAGCAAAAGAAGTTGGAGAAAAATTAGGGTTGACCGAAAAGCGCGTTAGGGCAATCGCGGCACAAGAAGGAATTCACTTTTACCACATCGGCGGCGCACCAAAACGCAGTAAAATAAAGAATGAAGATGAAATCTTAGAACTTTATTCACAAGGAATGAGCGGCTTGCAAATCGCTAAAAGATTAGGAATCAATCCAAAAACTGTGTATAAAGTAAAGCAAAAGAAAGAAAAAGCCCCGCAGGATATGCAGGGCTGAGGGTTACTTTGTTTCGGCAAGCTGCTTAATCTGCTCTTCCGTGCCGTGGTGCAGAATGTCAAGCCGGTGGCGTTGTTCGGGAGTTAGATTTTCGGTGATGAGAAGATCTATAAACTCAGCACGCAAACCATATTTGATTTGCCATTCTTGATTCTCAAGAGAAGTCTCATCATACCAACCGGGAAAAAAGTGAGCCATAATTACACCTTCCTAGTGACAGTATATTTCCACTTGTAATTTTTTACAAGTTTTTCCAAAGCGTTGGATTCTGTAATTCCTTTAAATAATGCTACAAAATCTTTATCGGAAAGTCGTTTCCCTGCCTTTAATGAAAATACTGTGCCATCATGTCCGACCGCAACCATTTCTTTCAGAGAATCATAGTAA